TTAACTTGTATATTTTGATAAGTACACTTTGAAACATTCGCTCATGAATTTTTCTGTGATATAGACGCAATCGTTTTGTTCGTTTGGCTCGGCATCTACACCAAGATCCTTTATAAGTTCATAGTACATATCCAAAGCTTTCTTACTTTCAAATAAATATTTCATATATTCTCCTATAATTAAAGTTTGGTAAAACTATAAATCATATATTCTGGTTTGATTAATTATCGAAGACGTATATATCATAAACATTTCCGACGAGCCCCCACATGGTTTGACTTGTTCCATCTGCTTTTTGCAATTCAAACAGAGGGTCTACAGAACCTAAAGTAGCAATCTTATCGCCAGCTTTGACTTCACCGGTGATTTTAGGATCATAAAATACAAAAATAAGATGATCATCGGTAGTTAAGTATAAAACGTTATCGAAATAGTAATCCTCGTGCTCATATTCCGACATCCCCATTGTATCGATCATATTTTCGAAATCATCCAAGGAAACGACATCGGAAACGGTTCCCTCAATAACACTACAAGTAGAGTCGCTATCAATAACATCATCTATGTTATCATTGAATTTCGGTGTAATGTTTTTAGGAGATGTGACCTTGCAATCGCTGAGCACACCATATGACTTACAGTCTTTAGAAATTGTACCGGTAACAGTAATTTGGTCTCCTGAACCAATAAACATACTTAAATTAGGATTCCCATCCTTGAAGTAACAAGGAAACGCGTGTTTACCGTTGGAAGATTCGATTGTAAAGCCAACATCAGATTCACTTTTAAAGCCAGTTAAAGTAATTTTCTGATTAAAAGGAAGCCCGGTTTTGCTTGAACATTTTTTGTAAAGAGAATAAGCCTTGTCACTGGACAATTCCTTCATAGTAAAATCAGCACTTTCTTTTGCAAACATTTTTTGCGTCTTGGTGTATAAAACACCAAAATCATCCATATCATAGGTTGTCTGAGCGGCAGATGACTTATCAGATTTGCCGCATGCAGCAAATGATAAAATCACTGCGAAAACCAGAAATATGGAAAGCAGTTTCTTTTTCATAATTTTTCCTACCTTCATTTTTATTACATAAAATTACAAGTATAACAATGACGGAAATACACATACTTAATGTATGAAAATATTACTCGACGAACTAATGGATAAGAAAAACTTAACAATCCGCCAAGTATCTATTCTTACAGGCGTCCCGAAATCAACCGTGTCGGACATAGTGTCCAGAGGGCGAATACCGCGGTTAGATACCATGGAGCTATTGGCAAAGGGACTAAAAGTCCACATCACCGACCTGTTCGAATCAGATTATAAATAAGTGTCCGAGAACTCGGACAAATTTCAAAAACGCGCCAGTTTTATAATTTGTAGGTGTTTTATATGTAGAAGGACAATAAGATTCTTACAATAAGAACGAATGTTCGAATAACATATTGATTTTAAAATGCATAAGTTGTATTATTGATTCAGAACAATTCGAACAAATGTTCACAGAGCGGAGGTGCGATACATATGAAAGAATTAAAAATCTTATTATCAAAACTGGATGATTCTGATCACAAAATAATCCAGCAACTCTACGCTATCCTATACAGGTATTTAGAAAAGAGGGGGAGGCTTTAAGCCTTTTCCTCTTTATTCTTTATACCATCTGCTACGTTCTTGAAATACTCACGTATCACAGTCTTAGATTTATCATCGAGGGAATGATAGGTCTTCATCATTTCGATGATCGCATCGTAAAATGCATTCCCGTTTCCATTGTATTCCAACAGATCTTCAACATAATAACCGACTTCCTGCATTGGCGAAAGCTCAATAAACATCTTATCGCTATCTCCTCCGTTTCGGAGCCAGTCCTCATTGACGCGAAAAGTTTTACATATGAGAGAGATTACTGCATCACTAGGAGCACTTTTTCCAACTTCATATGAACCAATGTTTCCACGAGATGTTCCTAATCTGTCAGCAAATTCTTGTTGTGTAAGATTCAGCTCTTTTCTTAGGGCCTTGATACGCTCGTTCATCAGTGCACCTCCTTTCATTCTGGGTTCATCATAGCACAACGGAAAGCACAATTCAATACAAAATGTTGATAATCAACAAAAACTCTTGACAAGAGATGATAATCAACATATAATTGCAGTATATCAACAAACTAATGTAATGTGAGGTGAGAAAGAAAGATGATTAAAAGAATATTTCATGAGATTACAGAAATACGGAAGGAACTCACTGGAATACGAAAAGAGCTTCAAACTATTAATTATAATTTGAAGCTCAGATCAGAAATTCGGCTTGATGGAAAAAGCATTCGACGAAGTGCTGGGTGACATCAAAGACAAGGAGACGAAAAAACTGGCCAGAAAGTATGTTGAAACATGGAAAGAAAAACGTAGAAAAGAAATGGAAGGAATAGCGTTCGAATAAAAAGCCGAAACGGTCAGTAATGACCGTCACACTGGGGATGACCGCCCGGTGTCTGATGATGGCAGGTCGGAAAGAGCAGGTGATGGTTGTGAAAAACAAAGATAGCAAAATTATGCCGGTAGCTGTTGTTACTACGGTGATATTGAACGAACTTTTTTCAAAAATTTTAAGCTTGAACTTAGATCGATATGAACGATGTTGCTTTTATATGCTGCTGTTTTTGTGCATTACAGAAATGATAAAAGGTAGTTGATTACAGATTTGATTTCAGGCTTGTATGCATCCAGTAGGAAAGCAATAATCCAACCAATGAGGTTCAGAAGCTTCTTAGACGAAGGCTTGGTATTTATACCAATGGAGCCCAATAAAGCACTTGGAAATGATAACAAGAATTTAAAAACACTAACTGGATTTAGTGAATCAATTAATTCCTGCACTAAAAAATTTCTCTTCATACAAAGTCGATTACACAGGTCTCTGGAAGCAAAGTAGTTTTCATAGTCAGTTTTACCATAAGAAAGCTGAGATGAAGACCAAGGACATAGTTTGCATATCCGAGGGTAAATGCGTAGTACGACCTTCAAATATCGCTGATAGCGATTTCCCAGAAGTGAATAGCGGGATGGGGAAGTTGAGCATAAAAATTTCTGGAGCTTTCGTATACAGGAAGTTGCTTGGATGATTCTGCTGATAACAGAAAGTATTTTAACAACGTACAAGATTGCCAAAATGATCAATATTATTTTTAACATATCGTGAAATTCCTTGCAAATTACTCGGCATGAAAGTGCCTGTACATAAAAGTATAAGGGAGTAGAAAAAGAAAATCAATGAAAGAATGTGAGGTGAGAAAAGCAATGAGTGAAAAAGAAAAGAAAGAAATCGCTGAAATGGTAGAAACAGCCAAACATCTGGCAACACATGATCCACAGGCGTTCATGATCGCGAAGAGCAACATGGAGATCCTGAAAATCAGAGCGGACATGGATAAACAGGAAAAAGAACCAGCATAAAGGAGTGATAAAACATGTATGCAAACAGAAAGAACCTTGCAGCTCTCTTCGGGGTAACGACTCAGACGGTTTACCGGAGAGTTAAAGGTATTGAAGCCCTGATCGGTGAAAGATACAACCAGTACGCGATACTGGACAACCTGGTAAGCGTGGCTGTATATGCAGACTATGAAAAGTACCACACACGTCTGGAAGATAAGAACCTGAAAAAATATGTACCACCGTTTGACATGAAAGCGGCCGGAGCTTATATATTTGTAGATCTTAATAAGGGAGTGAGTGTGCTGTGATGAAATTAAAACCGGAAACACCGATATATGCAAAACTACAGATCAAGCGTCTGGAAGATGAATGTAAATCCCTGAAAACATGGATATGGAGAATGACGATCATTGTGGAGCTGCTGTTAATTGTAGCGCTGGCCGCCTGCGTGGCTAATTTCTACGCTATAACTTAAAGGAGCGAGCAAACATGATACAAGTGAGTAAAAAAATAAGGCACATCATTATGCGGATGATGTACCTCAAGACTTCTTCGCCTACCGAAAATATAAGTCAAAATTATAATACCATCGGCGGGCGGAAAAGTCAAGAAATACGGGCATTTTCGTCCGTTTTCATCACTTGTTAAGAATATTAAAGATAGGACATACAGGTGGATGAAAAAGAGATATAAAAGACTGATATATACGTTTGAACATTCGGTAGAGGTATATGAATACCTGGATGGGAAGTATGGAGCACCGGGAACGAAAAGAGGGAAGAAGAGAAAAGCCACATTGGAAGAGATCCGATTCCGGAATCAGTGGAATAGAGAAAGAAAAGCAAGGCATAAGCTGAAGACGTGGTTCCATGAGAATGATTACCTGGTATTGTTCACATACAAAAAGGATAAGCGTCCACCTGATATGGAGACTGCAAAAAAGCATCTGGCGCAAGCCATGAGGAAGGTGAGAGAAAAATATAAAAAAGCCGGGAAGAAAATGAGGTGGATGGCAAATATCGAAGTAGGTACAAAAGGAGCCTGGCATGTACATATAGTTATAAATCGGATACCGGATGCGGACATCATCATTAAGGATGCCTGGGAGCATGGAGCAGTAACCTTCAAGCACCTGTATGAGGCAGGAGACTTCAAAGATCTGGCCGGATACATCACGAAAACGCCAGAGACGTGCGAACGCTACGGTGAACACTTGAGAGAAACAAGCTACCATGCGTCCCGGAACATGCCTCTAAAGGAGCCAAAAGAAGAACGCTTTGTACAGTGGCGTGAGGTAAAAGACAGGAAAGGCTATTACCTGGATAAAGATACTTACTATGAAGGAACAAATAAATTCACTGGATACAAATACCGGTATTACGCAATGATTAAATTGGATAGGAGGATTTAAAAGATGTTGATATTAGATGGAGCAAGCGAAAACAAGCTGACTGAACTTGTGAAAGTATCAGAAGAGTTAAATGAAACTTTGAGAGAATACTATCCGGGCGTGCATAAGATTATACCGGACAGAGCAGCGCTGATCTGGTGCGCGATCGATGGCGAGATAGCAAAAAGGCAAGACCAGATCGATAAAATATTGAATACCAAAAAAGGAGCAGAACAGATTGTACTACGGAGAGCCTGCAGTGAGTTAAAAAAAGAATACGAACAGTACAACCAGTTAATGGAAGAAATCTATGACGAAGAATTACTTCCGGCCACTATTCCAGAACTGCTGATAAGCTCAGTAAAGAGAGCGACTGCAGAAATGCATGAGATTAATAAAAATCTGCAGCATACGAAAGAGGTGCTGAACACCAATGTTTAGAGTAGATATTTATATATCCAGCAGATCCAGTTCCAACAGTAAAACCATGGGAAAATATGGATTTGTGTGCACTTGTGTAAAGAAGTCCGGGGATGTCGGGAAAATTCAAGATACCGGTCAGATAAAAGGCACACGACACGAAACAGAAGTAAAGGCGATAACAGAAGCATTAAGCCGCCTAAATCAGTCTTGTGAGGTTCATATCCACTGCGAAGATACTTATGTAGTAAATATTATAGATATCTTCTTACCTGGATGGGCCGGAAACGGATTCAAGACCGCAAAAGAGAAACCTGTAGCGGAAGGCTGGCAGATACTCTGGAAAAAGATGCAAGGGCATCTGATCAAAACAGAGAGAGGGCGGCACAGCTATAGTGATGAAATAAGAAAAATGATGGAGGATGCATAAATGTTTGATAAATTCGGAGAATTGAATTCCTATACAGAAATTAATGAACTTGCAGAAAATTTGTTCAACGAAGGTGATGAGAAATCACTGAGAGAAATGGCGAAAGAAAATGGGATACAGAAAGATTATGTGGACCTGTATCTACAGGGAGAACTCCCAGCACTGTGTGATCAGCTCACTGCAGCTCTTGGGAAAATCGATATTGAAGCGAAAGAGCTGAAGCCAAAAGAAATCATGGAGGACTGGGTAGAGTACCTGAGAGGACAGTGTATGGAAAGCGATCTGTTGGCCAGACAGGTTCGAAAGAAAGGAAAATCACTGAAAGGATGCATAGCGGCATTACTGACATGGTCGTTCAAAAATCAACAGCCGGTCAGCAAAGACATATTGAAGGCAGCAGGCGTATCTGCAGGAAAAGTCACATTGGGTATTCCGGGTATGGCCAGAGCGAAACAGATTATAACAGACTACTACATGGGAAAGTAGGTGTCGCTGGATGAAAAAGAAAGCAATTGAGAAGATCCCGTATCTTGGTTTAAAGAAAATCAGTAGAAAAAAAGCAGTCAAATACATCGGTGTTACGAAAGTAAAGAATGTTAGTCATGAAAAACATCTTTTTGTGGAAGTGTATCGGAATGAAAAAGCATCAAAAGAAATACCGCTGGTACGGATTGTACTTACCAAAAAAGATTTCGGTACATATATTCCGGATCGAAAAGAGTGGACACGCAGACAAGTAGAAAACGGTGATGATTGCGGGAGACTTATATGGGCTGCTCGATCTTCTCCATATATGGAGAGAGAAAAAGAAAATATCTTACAGAGTTCGGAGGATCTGGAACGGATAAAGAAATTCTGTAAAGTAGCTGTTTATAATGATGCGAGATGGTGGGAGTACATAAGTGGACACGAGAACGGTATTGTAATAACGGCTAGACGAAAACGGGAACACAGGGAATATGTACGACGTAAAGAAGCATTAGCAGATAGAATAGCACACACGGAAGAATTGCCAGAGAAAAAGATTCTGGCCAGAGTGGATGATATATATTTCCGTAATGAGCATTATCTGTATTACAAAAAGCGTGGAAGCTGGGCACAGATAGCCTGCAGTAAATGCGGAGGAGTTACAGATGCAAGATGGAAAATAGGGATATCCTATGAGAGCCAGTTCCAAAGACACATTGAAGAACCGAGAGAAGGACATTACGGAATGTGTCCAATGTGCGGAGCACGCGGAAGATATAAATGCCAGGGCAAGATAAAAGGTGCACACAGCAAAACGATCCATGTGTTCCTTGGACAGAAATACAAAGAACAAGGAATGGTTTTCAGGTATGTGGAAATAGAAAAAGAGTGGAGATTGGGATTTATTTCTGGTGGTAAAGATACGGTAATGTACAACGCATGTGAAAAACTTTCAGGCATAGAGACGGCAAGAATATATTTTGAACCAGGAAAGAAAACTCAAAAAGATTATCAAAAATACAATCCGTACACAGGAAAAGATTTTTGGGACGATTGTGATCTGCAAGGAACACAACATATAACAATAGATCGCGCACCAATCATGATGGAAACTTACGAAGAGATGAAAGGAACAATGTTTCAATACAGTGGCTTACGAGAATATGTCAAAGACAAAAAGGGGAATATAAATCCGGTAAATTATCTGGAATGTTACAAACGAACACCGCAAATAGAGATTCTGTCAAAAATGGGGCTGGTTGACATAGTAGAGCAACTGGTTAGTTACGAATATGGAATTATAGCAGATGAAGATGCGAATAGATTGGACAAGTTCCTCGGAATTCGAAAAGAACGGATAAAGCAGCTGATAAGACGAAAAGGAAATCTAAAACTTCTGGAAGTTATGCAGACGGAGAAGCGCCAAGGACAGCATTGGACAGATGAACAGGTAGAACACCTGACAGAGACTGGATTGGAATACACGCAGATAGAAACGGCCACTAGATACATGACGTTGCAAAAGCTGCTCAATCGTATAGAAAAATATGCCGGCTGCGAATATGGAACGGAGTGCAGCAGGGCGTCGGCCCGGATAAGACATATGGCAACAATCTATACCGATTATCTGAGCATGAGAGTAAACCTGGGATACGATCTGAACAACACGGTATATCAACAACCACGGGATTTAGAGACAGCACACAACAAAATGGTCATGGAAACGAACAAAGAAGAAATGGACAAACGTCTTAATGAAGTAGCAGAGCGTTATCCGGAAATCAGACACATCTACAGAAAACTGAGAAATAAATATTTTTACGAGGATGATAATTACATAATTAGACCGGCAAGATCAGCTGAAGAAATCGTTATGGAAGGGCGTATACTCCACCATTGCGTCGGAGGAGACAATTATCTAAAGAAACACAACACTGGAAAGACATACATACTGATGCTGAGATTCAAAGCAGAGCCAGACGTTCCGTATATAACGGTTGAGATAGACACAAAAAATCCAAGGATACTACAGTGGTATGGAGATAAGGACAGAAAACCGGATGAAAAGAATATGCAGTCATGGTTAGATACATGGCTGACGAAAATGAAAACGGGAACACTGACAGAAGCGGTCCGAACAGCAAATATAGCATAAGGAGGAAAACATGGAATATGTGCAGTTAAACCTGGATGACTGGGTGCAGATGAAACAGAAATTAAGACAGGAGCTCATAGGAGTGAAACAGAGCTTTGTCCGAATAGGATATGCTTTGAGGCAGATTGATGATCAGAAGCTGTATGAGAGAGACGGGTACAAAAGTATAGCAGAATTCGCTCGGGCAGAGTACGGCCTGGGAAAGTCTATCACAAGTCGATTCATGAGTATAAACAAGGAGTATTCCATTGATGGATACTCCGAACGCCTCCGGCCAGAATATGCCGAACTGGGAAGGAGTCAGCTGGAGGAAATGCTGAAACTTCCAGATAGTGACAGACAAATGATCCAACCGGAAACTTCCAGAGAAGATATTCGGGAATTGAAACGGTTCAATAAGACGGAGCCGGCAGCAGGTGAGGCAGATGATCTCAGACAGGTGATTGAGAAATTTTACTATGATAATCCAGGAATCCTGAATACGGTATTCAGCGGAGAGTTCGATGAAGCGAGAATCAGCAAATTCAGTGAAATTGTGAATCCGGCAGGGAACCGATCGTACAAAAAAGGACTTTACTTCATGATGATGTACGAAAATCGTGTCACATTTAAGAAATTCGGAAGCGCACCGGAGAATATGACCTGGTGGGAATTCTATCAGATGACGGTAAATATTTTTGGAGAAATGGCAGCAGGATCTGAAACTTGGAAGAATTATTTTGGAGAAGAAAACGATGAAGGAGATCATGAAGATATTACGGACGATGGAACCAGAGCTTGTGAAAAAATTCCAGACGGAACCAAAACTGCTGATACAGAAACAGACGAGACTAGAGAAGAAAAGCCAGGATTATCAGACGAAAAAAGCAACATTTGTGATGGGGAAAAGACCGGAGAAGAGACCAACCGAACCGAAGATGAATCGCCAGCAGAAGAGAGCTCAGAAAAGGGAGTTGCGCCGGCGCAAAAATCGGCGGAAACATCAGTAAAAACTGGTGCTGAAGGAGGTAAAAAGGACGGAGATAAAAGTGCAGAGTCATCAACAAAACAGGAAGAACCACAAACAAAAGAGAAAGAGCCAGAAAAGACAGAAGAAACTCCGGAAGTAAAACCAGAGTTTCAACAAGAAAACACTGATGAAACTCAGATTCCGGGGCAGACAGAATTAGTCAAAGATTTTCCACAATATTGCCCGCCGGATATGAATGCTCCGGAACAACAGGATCAATCAGAAGTAAAGCCGGCATATGCTACAAGAAGATTATATCTTTCATCGATCGATGCCGATACGGCAGCAGAATACATGGGAAAAGCCATGGAAAAGGCTATCCGCAATATGCCGGGAGTAAGTTTCGGAGTCTTGACGAAGGAATCATTCTGGAAAGAATTCTTCGAAACCGAGGTTGATCGGAATGGAGATGAGATTGAATGTGTGAATTAATGTTTCCGAAGTCAACCAAGAAGAAAAAAAGAAAGCACCATCCAGCTCCGATCGTGGACACTGTAAAAGGCGAATGCTTCCTGTGCAGACTGGAAGGCATCCGCCGGCAGCAGTACACAGAAGAGCACCATGTATTCTACGGGGGAGGTCTAAGACGGGTAAGTGAAGAGAATGGCTTCAAAGCCTACCTGTGTCCGGCTCATCACAAAGACGGACCGAGGGCAGTACATAACTGTAGAGAGACTAGGGAACTGCTATGCAGGATCTTTCAAGCCAAATACGAAGAAACTCATACACGGGAAGAGTTCGAAAGATTAATAGGACGGAACTATCTGGAAAGGAGCTGATATTTTGAAATTGCGATTCAAAGTCTGGAAAGATTGGTATAAAAGGTGTTTAAACGGAAGGACATATAAGATTATGGTGCTTTTAGGGTTGCGACACAGTCCTACATTTGAACGGAACCTAAGAATGGCCAGCTGTGGAAAGATTATTATACAAGGAGTTGAGAAAGAGGAATGATAGTTACAGATATTCTATTCAAAGCAAAATGTAAAGATAAAGACACGTGGGTAGAAGGATTCTATTTCAACATGCCGGACAAAACTCGCCACTATGAAGAAAGAAGACGTTATCAGGAACTATTGAAGAACATTTAAGGAGCAAAAATGGATAGAGAGATATTATTCAAAGCAAAGCATGAACATGTAGTAGTCGTAAATAAAGACCTGGAAGGACAATGGGTAGAAGGTCTTCTCTGGGATGAAGACTATATTTATAGCAAAGGCCTGGAATGCGAAATGCTAATTGACAAAAATACCATTTGCGCCTATACGGGATTGCATGACAAGAACGGAAAGAGAATCTGGGAAAACGATATCCTGATGTGTCACGGCAATCCAGACGATCTTGCAAAAGTAGCGTTCGGAGAATTTGATGTGATAGACATCGCAAGAGAAGAAGCGATAGATAGTGCGATCGGATGGCATTACGAAGTGATTCCGACGGATGCGCTCAGCAAATGTGAGCCATTCTGCTATCCAATGCCGTTAACGGACTTTTATATTAAGATGAATGAGATGGAAGTAATAGGCAATATGTTTGATAATCCGGAATTATTGGAGGAAGTGTAATGAGAAGATGGCTAGTGAAACGACCGAAAGATGAAGTTGTCGTAACGATTATGAAAAATAAATTAGATGGCACATATTCTTTTATAAATCTTACGAAAGAACATATATGCTCATGCAAGTTTGAAAGTGCAGATGACGCTTTAAAAGATATAGATGAGAAAATTAAAAGTGGAGAGGTTATTAGATATTTTGAATTAAGATAATCGAAGTGGATAGGCAGGAATCATTAAAGAAAAGTGAGAATAAACATGGCAAAGATATTTAAAGTAAGTGGATACATAGTGGATGTTAACGGAGATTCCAATGCAGATGAAGTTATTGCAGAAGTTAGCTCTGACTTTGATGGAATGATAAATCAGCATATCCATGTGGAAGAAGCTGACATTGGAAAGTGGAACGACGAAAGCCCTTTGAATTACGACAACTGCGACCTTGCAGATTGTGAAAAATACTTCAAGAGAAAAGTTCCAGTAGATAACGACAGAAATGTTATGGCCGGACAGGTCTACAGACATTTCAAGGGGCATACAGTGAAAGTCTTGCATATTGCACAGGACACCGAAGCACCGGGACAATTCTATGTAGTATACGAATGCGAGGACGGAGCTATTTGGAGCAGATCTTACGGAATGTTTGTGAGTGAGGTTGACCATGTGAAATATCCAAATGCGAAACAGAAGTATAGATTTGAATTGATGGAGAGTGATAAAAATGAGACTGATTGATGCTGATGCAGAGATAAAGAAAATCGAAGAAGAAATTGAGCGGTCATACAAAGCCATTGACCGCTGGAGATCAGGAGGAATGCCTGGCAGCAGTCTATATGATATAGACGCGAAGGTCCGGCAGATCAAAAATAATATAGCAGACTGCAAACGGGAAATCCGTATGCTGAAAAGCTACACTACAGCATACAATCCCGAAGCAATTGTAAAGAAACTGGAAGACAAGATAGAATATGCCGGAAGATTAATGGTAGAAAAACCGGCGGATAAGCTTGATGAAATTGCCAACAATACAGCAGAAGATTACATACAGGCATATATAGAAGCAATCGAATTGGTGAAAGGCGGTGGAAACATTGAACAGCCAAGAATATGACCAGATAGAAGAAGCAGCCAACAGACTGCAGCATGAAGCAAGTGTCAAATGCAGCAGAGAGCTTGAAAAAGCTCAGAAGTATAAAGAAGGTTATACACAAGGCGTAGAAGATCTTCTGAGATGCATAAGAAGAGGTGAATGACATGGAGATAAAAGAAAAATTAAAACACTGGATCATAATGGTACTGACAAACCGGTGCCTGGGATGCTGCTTATTCTGCGAATGGTGGGATATGTGTAAATGGGAAACAGAGGACAGGAGGAAGAAATCATGATACAGAAACACCCAAAAGATTGGCATGAAGTACTTACAAAAGAAACGGAGGGATAAAGAATGAGTTTACAAGAATGGGCAAAAAATGAAGTTGAAATCGCATGCAAAAGAGAAAGTCCGGATAGAAAAGAAGGCGAATTTGATTATGGATGCGCTTGCTACGAAAGTGCATTAAAGGCATTTGAGAGCTTATGCGAAGATGGTCACAGTGGTATGAGTATCGGATTCACAAAACAGATTTTGAATAGACTGATCGATGGAAAGCCACTGACTCCGATAGAAGATACAGAGGAAATGTGGAAAAGATCATGGACAGATGAGAAAGGAAAACATTATCAGTGTTCGAGAATGAGTAGCTTGTTTAAAACAGTAACTCCGAATGGAGAAATAAAGTATTCAGACATTAATAGGTGTTACTGTGTTAATCGCAATCATCCTAATTATGGATACCACAATGGATTTATCGGAAGTATATATGATGCGATGTATCCGATCACGATGCCATACGCACCGGCGGATAAACCGGACAAAATAGTTTGTGATGAGTTACTCACAGATCCTAAAAATGGAGATTATGATACAAAAGCAATAATTTACATAGAAAAACCGGATGGGAAGAAAGTGAAAATAAACAGATATTTTAAAGAATCCGAAGAATCATTTAAGGAAATATCATGGTTAGAATATCAAATCCGCAGATACAAAGACTGGAGAAGGAGGAAGTGGTTAGGAAATGACGAGGAAAGACATTCTTAAAAAATACGGATTCAGCTGGATGAGCAATGTCAACCTGAAGGAAGAACTTTCGGAACAGGCGGCAGCAGAATTTGAAGATTTGATAAGAACCCTGGCCGAACATAACCGTGGACCGGAACCACCAGAAACAGGCTGGAAGAAACAGATGTACAACCAATTCATGAAAGGAGCAGGCAGATGACACAAAACATGATCATCGTGATATGGCTAACAGCATTCCTACATCCTATGATTTTTCCGTGTGTAAAATACACAGCAAAGGAGATAGAAAAATGGTGGGACAAGAAGAGAGTACTGTGGCACGTAGAGCAGCTCCGGAAGATAGAAGAAAAATACAAAGAATAGCACCAACCGGGTATTGTATCACACGCAACCGGACGATATAGAATTCCCTCCGGCAAAAGCCGGATGGCAGCAGTCGGAGGAGAAAGGAGAGGCTGTGACAAAAAAAGTTAGGGGCACAAAGATGGCACCAAACGAAGATAGACACCTGTGCAAGAAATGTGTCTACAGATCAGGAAGAACCGGGCTGGGACGTTGCAATTATATTGCAGTTACAGGACACAGTAGAGGCTGCAAGCCGGAAGAATGCACAGTATTTGTAAAGGGGAGAAAACGTAAGAAAGCATTATGGTAGGAGGAACTATGACAGAGCACATATGCGACAGATGCAAAAGACCGACAGGAAAGACCTGGTACACAATTGATATATATGGTCACAATGATGGGCCGATTGGAACGGCAGACAGCCTGGCGCAGAATTTAAGTCAGACGATGCTAAAGGCAGGATGTCAAAAAGAATACTGTAAACAATGCAAAGAAGAGATCGAAAAATATATTAATTGCGATATGGCAACAACCGAAAGGACATACATAACGGACAAACCGAGAAAACAATAAAGCACTTAAGAAAATTCATTGTGCGACATCGCACAGAAAGGAGAACTATGAACCATGAAGGCTACCAGGATCCGACGGCGGAAAAAGCAGTGTGCAGGTACAACCAGATGCCCTACCATATGCGCAGGGCACTGACCGATCTGCAGGACATAGCAAGCCTGTTCGGGTTTGACATTATAACAATCAAGGACAGACGGACGGGGAGGAAGTATAGAGTTGAAGAGAAGACCGATCAATAAAGACAAATATGGAATCAGCAAACACAGGTATCTGGAAGTTATCCATCATTGCCTGCAATATCCGGAATGGCGGGAAGAACTTGAAAATATGACAGATACTGTGAAAGCAATACAATATGGCCAAGAAGGAAAGGGGAGTCCAAGCCAGGCGTCAGCAACAGAACGCCTGGCTATCAAACGTGCAGAGCTGCAGGAAAAATGTAAGCGAATCGAGCAGACAGTAATAGAGGCGGACGCAGATATCTATCAATGGTTATTGGAAGGGGTTACCACAGATTATGCGACCTACATATACCTTCGGGATGCCAAAGGGTTGCCGTGCGGTGATCAGAAATACTATAGAGCAAGGAGGAAATTTTACTGGTTGTTGTCAAAAAAAATATAAAATTTGCAAAACATCACCACTCACGGCACATAAAAGTGTGTTATAGTGGTAGCGTCCAAAATTTGAAAAGGACATACTCACCCTAAGGGCGGCAGCAGTTAAAGACTGAGGCCGTCTTTTATTATAAAATCAGAATTGAAGGTGGTGAAATGCCAAAGGCACGAAATCCAAATAGGGAGAAAGCGTTCGAAATATATAAAAAGCATAAGGGAGAGATCGATTTAGTTGAGATTGCAAGTCAACTAAATCTGGCAGCAGGAACTGTCCGGGGATGGAAATCGAAAGATAAATGGGATGAAAAAATGAATGGAACGCTCCGAAAAAATATGGAACGTTCCAAACGAAAAAGTGAAAACAAAAAGAAAGCCAATGCAGAAGTGATAGATCAGATAATTGAAAATCCTGATTTAAACGATAAGCAAAGGCTTTTTTGCGTTTTATACGTCAAATGCTTCAATGCCACAAAAGCATATCAAAAAGCATATGAATGCAGTTATGAAACGGCCACCGTAAATGGACCTCGTATGCTAGGAAATGCTAGGGTAAAAGAAGAAATCCAGTGCCTAAAGCAGAACAGGCTGAACAGAGAACTAATATCAGAAACTGATATTTTTCAAAAATACATAGACATAGCCTTCGCAGATATCACTGATTACATGGAATTTGGTACAGAAGAAGTCCCTGTGATGGCAGTGTACGGGCCGGTCAAGGTGAAAAATGAAGAGACTGGAGAAGAAGAAACACTGACAAGAATAGTCAACACTGCGAAATTTAAAGACTCTCTGGATGTGGATGGAACAATCTTGACAGAGGTGAAGCAGGGAAAAGACGGAGCTGGAATCAAACTGGCTGATCGGATGAAGGCCCTGCAGTGGCTTGCAGATCACATGAATCTCGCAACGGAAGAACAACGTGCCAAGATTGAAAAGACACGGGCGGACATCCAAAGGATGCAGCCGGAACCCGTTCCGGAAAAAGAATACAAGGGCATTCCGGCAACAATGGTTGCTCCGGTATTTGCCCCGGTGCTTTTTGATATAAAGGAGAAGCGCCACACAGAATATGTTTTCCCAGGCGGCCGAGGCAGTACCAAATCATCATTTGTAAGCCTGGCTGTAGGAGATATCTTGAAAAGTAATGATCAGATACATGCGGTGATCATGCGTCAGGTAGGAGATACAATGCGAAGTTCTATCTACCAGCAAGCAAGGTGGGCGATAGAAGCCCTAGGGCTGGAAGATGAGTTCGAGTGTACCGTATCACCACTGGAGATCACAAGAAAAAGCACTGGGCAAAAGATTTATTTCAGAGGAGCAGATGATCCGGGCAAGATAAAATCGATCAAGGTTCCATTTGGATATATCGGAGTCTTATGGTTTGAAGAGCTGGATCAGTTTATGGGTCCCGAAGCGGTTAGAAAGATTGAACAGTCTGTAATCCGAGGCGGAGATACTGCATACATCTTCAAAACATTCAACCCACCAAAGAGCCTGAACAACTGGGCCAACAAATACATCAAGATCCCGAAAGAAACCAGACTGGTTACGGAAAGCACCTATCTGGACATACCAAAGAAGTGGCTCGGAAAAACATTTATTGAAGAGGCAGAATTCTTAAAGGAAACTAACCCAGATGCGTATGAGAATGAATACTTAGGAGTGGCCAATGGATCAGGAGGAAGTGTATTTGACAACATCACGATCAGAGAAATAACGGATGATGAGATATCGGGATTCGACCATGTGTTAAATGGCATTGACTGGGGATGGTTCCCGGATCCGTATGCATTTGCAAGAGTTCATTACGACAGAGCGAGGTTAAGATTGTACGTATGGCAGGAATACACATGCAATAAGAGAAGCAACAGACAGACGGCAGACGAGCTGATCAGGATGGGAATCACAGGCAACGATCTGCTTACCTGCGATAGTGCAGAAAAGAAGTCGATAGGAGACTACAAAAGCTACGGCTTGCTTGCCAGAGCAGCAGAGAAAGGTCCTGGAAGCAGAGAGTACTCATATAAATGGCTGCAGTCATTAAGAGAAATCATAATCGACAATGTAAGATGCCCGGTAGCTGCACAGGAGTTCATGGATTATGAGTACGAAAGGGATAAAGAAGGAAATATCATCACCGGATATCCGGATGGGAATGACCACATGATAGATGCTGTAAGATATGCAACAGAAAGAATATGGAAACGGAGGGGCGAATAATGCTGGATGGAATAAAAGCCTTCGTGAAGGGAGTGATAAACAGAATGTTCCCGGCAAAAAATGTAGAGCAGGCACTGAAAATAGAAACATGTATATCAAGTATGATGCAGACAAGGATAGAGCTATGGCAGCGAATGTACAGCGGAATGGCACCCTGGTGCAAAGGCTATGTAAAATCTCTTAGAAAGGAACAAGGCATCTGTACCGAGTTCGCCAATATCTGCCTGGATGAAATGGAATCGAATATTTCCGTGGAAGAACTGGATCAGATATACAAGATGGCAACACGAGATTTGAATGAGAACCTGCAGTCAGGGCTTGCACTTGGGGCGCTGATCATTAAGCCGCTGGGCGGAGATAAAGTAGAATATGTTACCGCAGATCGCTTTGTACCGATTGCCTACGACGAAAGAGGACGACTGATTGACGTTGTGTTTGTCGAAAACCAGAAACGGGGAGAAGATTACTACCATCGCCTGGAGAGACACTCTTTGAGAGATAACATCCTTACAATTACAAATAATGCGTACATATCAAAATCGGAGGATGATATCGGAAGAGAAATCCCGTTGAGCCGTCTTGATGAATGGAAAAATCTCCCAGCGACCATATCCTATGCTGGACTGGAAAAGCCGGATTTTGGTTACTACAGAAACCCGATCAAGAATGAAATCGATAGAAGCCCGTGCGGAGTATCGATATTCGAAAGTGGAATAGATCAGCTGGAGAGCGTAGACGTTCAGAATGCAAGGCTAAAGTGGGAGTTCGAATCTGGTGAAAGGGCAATCAATGTATCCACTGCAGCTCTTCAACCGATAGTAGGAGAAGAGGGAAGATTGGAAACGCCAAAACTGGACAAGCGTCTGTACAGAGGACTGAATCTGGATGCCGGAGACGATGGCGATCTGTATAAAGAATGGTCGCCAGAGTTCCGAGATATCAGCATCATCAATGGCTTGAATCAGTTTTTAAGGCAGCTGGAGTTCAATGTATCCCTAAGCTATGGAGATCTCTCTGATGTAACGGACGTAGACAAGACGGCAACAGAAGCCAAGATCGCCAAGAAACGCAAATATAACATGGTGTCAGCTATCCAGGAGAATCTGAAAGACTGTCTGGAAGATCTCGTATATGCATTGGCTTTTTACAACGCCAAGCTCCATAGCGGATATGAGTTCAACTGCACATTTAAGGATAGCATCCTGGTGGATGATGAAACAGAACGCCAGAATGACAGGGCAGACGTAAGCCTTGGAGCCATGCAGTTGTGGGAATACCGAATGAAACATTATGCCGAAGATGAGGAAACAGCCAAAAAGATGGTAGTCCAACAGGCGGATGTAATAGAGGACTAGCCTATGACACAAGGTGAGATTGAAGCTCTTTCAAGAGAAATAGAACGAAATGCCCGGAACCTAGAAATAGACATCATGTTGGACATCGTCCGAAGAATCAAGAGCAATCTGGATATAGAGCGGTCGATGACATCATCTGCAGACTACCAGATACAGCTGCTTAGAAAAATGGGATATTCCGATGAATTCCTGAAAAATGAAATCAAAAGCTATTTGAAGTTTTCAGATGAAGAGATTGACCGGATCTACAACCAGACAAGCGAGAACCTTTATAAAGAGTATGAAGATGCATTTGATGCTATTGGAAAGAAACAAACCCCGTTCGGAAAGCATCCGGAGATCCAACCGGTAGTAAAATCCGCGATCGAACAGTCGAAGAACACATTCCAAAACATCACGGGATCCATTGGATTTACCAAGAACGTAAATGGAAAGCGTCAATTCATGGATACGGCGAAGTTCTATCAAAGATCACTGGATGAAGCGGTCCTCGGAGTAGCAACTGGAGCATTCAGCTATGACACGGTCCTGAAACGAATCATCAAGGACATGACAAGAAGCGGTCTGCGTACAGTAGAATATGCTTCCGGAAGGACATACCGGGTGGATTCGGCGTGCAGAACGGCACTCATGACAGGGTTCCGGCAGATAGTCGGTCGCATGAATGAACAGGTGGCAGCAGAGCTTGATACAGATACCTATGAAGTTACATATCACATCGGCGCCAGACCGGAACATCAGGCATGGCAGGGAAAGGTCTATTCGTACAAGGATCTGGAGAGTGTATGTGGATTAGGCACTATTACCGGTTTATGTGGAGCAAACTGCTATCACTGGTACGACGTGTTCATCCCGGGAGTTTCGGTTCGGAACTACACGGACGAAGAACTGCAGGAGATGATAGATGAGGAAAATGAAAAGACGAGCTACGATGGAAAGGAGTATACAACATATGAGGCGTTACAGAGACAGAGGAAGTTAGAGCTGACGATGAGAGTATACCGCCAAGACATAAAACTCATGAAGGAAGGCGGAGTAAGCGAACTGGAGATCATGGGAGCCAAAGCAAGATACAAAAAGACTATGGATGAGTATGTGAAGTTCTCAAAGGTCATGAAGCTGCCGGAACAAAGAGATAGAATATACATGGATGGACTGGGAAGAATATCAACAAAAGTCGGAAAGAAAATACTCAGCTCGATGAAGATATCGATTCCGAAAGAAGTAGTTGAAAAAGCTGGATTGGATAAGAGCGTAGAAAAGAAAATAAATCAGGCAATCAAGAAACTGGATAAAGAGTACACGATTTACTTAGATTCAATAGAAGGTGGAAAGCTTGGCAGAGGAGATTTGTTTGTAAGCGGCGCATATCTGGATAAGGACGGCATGCTGAAGCACGGACTTGTGTTTAACTATAATATAGATTATAATAAATTCGAGTCGAGAATAAAAATGCTGTATTCTGCCGGATACATGGCAGGAAAAAGCTATGAAGATTACATTGCGCATGAAATGGCACATATTATTCCATTCCAAAACTGCGTGACCAAGAAAGATTACGACGAACTGACGGATGAAATATATAAGAGCTTTGTCAAGGGAATATCTAAATATGCAGACAAAGAGCGCGATGGAAGAGAGAGCTTGGCAGAGGCATTTGTAAGATATAGAAATGGAGAAAAGATACCAGATGAGTCAAGAAAGCTTATTGAAAAATACATCCTTCCTTGGAGGAGGAAATAGATTCACACTTCCCAAATGTGTATTATGTAGGCATTGCATGGAATCTGAAACTGAAATAAAGTGCAAGGCGTTTCCGAATGGAGTACCGGATGAAGTACTGGAAGCTCCGTATGAAGAGGAATGCAAACCGGGAGTAAAATTTGAAGAGATGAAATAATACCACTGATCAGTGAGTATATCAGAGATTAGTGGTATTTTTATACTCATTTTTAAGGCGAGGAGGTGAGAAAGGTGAAAAAATTATTTATTAGTCAGCCTATGAGAGGTAAGTCAGATGAAGAAATTCTGGCAGAACGCAAGAAAGCAATTGAGCTTGCGCAAGAAATGATCGGTGAACCGGTAGAAGTGATTGATTCCTTCTTCCAGGAAGCACCCACAGATGCAAAACCACTGTGGTTCCTTGGAAAATCCCTGGAACTTCTGTCAGGAGCAGATGTGGCGTATTTTGCGCAGGGGTGGGAAGATGCAAGAGGTTGTGAGATTGAGCATGACAGCGCATTAGCTTATGGAATCAAGAGTATTGTTGCCTAGGAAGGCGGTGATCCAGATATCTCCCTTTGAGACGCAGGGTTATGCGTCTTATTTTTATGCAAAAAGAAAGGAAATAATTATGGAGTTTTTAAAAGCAATCTTTGGTGACAAGTATGAAGAGTTTGCATCAATCATCAAAGCGTACAATGACAATCCGGAAAACAAAGACAAGCAGATTAAGCTCGCAGATCTGAATGCCGGAGAATATGTAAGCAAAAAAGACTATGACGCAATGGAAACAGCAAAGACTACCCTGGAAGAGCAGCTGCAGACAGCCACAGACACACTGAAAGGATTCGAAGGTGTAGATGTAGAAGAGCTTCAGGGAAAAGTAAAACAGCTCACAGATGACATGGAAACTCAGAAAACGGATTACGAGAACAAAATTGCAGAAATGAAGTTTGGCACACTTATCGACAATGCTATCTCGGCAGCAGGCGGTAAGAATGCGAAAGCAATCAGAGCACTCTTAGATGTAGAGACACTGAAAGATAGCAAAAATCAGACAGAAGATATTACCGCTGCGATTGAGGCGTGCAAAAAGGACAATGAGTATATGTTTGGTTCAAACGAACCAATCAATAATCCAATCGCGCCGACTGGCGGAAAAGTTCCGGGAGTTTCAAAGAATTTAGAAGACATGACGTATGAAGAATACAAAGATTACAGACAGGGAAAATAGGAAGGAGATAAAGAAATATGCCAAATACAATTTTAACACCTAAAATCATTGCACAGGAGGCCCTGATGGTGCTGGAAAGCCAGTTAACTATGGCAGGGCTTGTCCATAGAGATTATTCGAAAGAATTTGTCAGAGTGGGTGATACGATCACAATCAGAAAGCCTGCGAAATTCGTGGCAAAAAACTTTGTAGGAGAAACACATGGACAGGATATTACAGAAGGATCAACCACGGTGAAGATGGATCGTTTCAGAGATGTAACGGTTAATGTGTCGTCAAAAGAGTTAACACTGGACATCAAAGATTTCTCTGAGCAGGTAGTAACACCGGCTATTTCGGCTATTGCGCAGGCTGTAGATCAGGATCTGTTGGCAGTAGGTATTGAAAAGGCTGCGAAGACAGCAACGGTATCTGCAAAACCAGCACTGACAGACATTGCGGGAGTTGGAAAGGCTCTGGATATGTCAAAAGCACCAATTCAGAACAGAAGATTGATTCTTCCGGCGGAAATCAAATATAAATACAACACATTGGATAATTTTGCGAAACAGTGCTATGCAGGGGACTCACAGGCGCTTAGAGACGCAGAAGTAGGAAGGGTGTATACTTGTGACACGTTTTCATCAGAGAACTGCCCTCATTCCGCAGCCGAAAAACCGGGAACAGTGACGGGGTACAAGGTAACCGGCACTAAAGATACAACTGAGTTCACAGTATCAGCGGGAGAACCGGCAACAGGAAAGATTGCCGAAGGAGATCAGCTGATTGTGAACGGGTATGTCTATACAGTACAGGAAGATGTCACGTTGGTTGGAGGAGCAGGAACAATTAAGGTGGATCAGAACCTTCCGACAGATGTAACAGAAGTCGCAGCAAAAGTAATCAGCAAGGCACATGCGTTAGGATTCCATAGAAACGGACTCGCGCTGGTAACAAGACAGCTGGAACTTCCAATGGGAGCATCAAAAGCTCATATTGCTTCAGCAAACGGGCTAGCCGTAAGAGTAGTCTTTGGCTACGACATGAAAACTAAGAAAGATACAATTTCATTTGATATTATTTACGGAATCAAGGAACTGGATGAGAGTCTCCTAGTAGATTTTTCGTAGGAGAAACGTTATGGAGTATGCAGATTATAAATATTACGTAGGCTCCTACCTTCTTGGAAGACAGCCGACAATACCGGAAACAACCTTCCGGTATTATGAAAAACAGGCAGAAAAAGAAATTGACAGGGTAACATTCGATCGTGTAAAAAGGATGGAAGCGCCGGAAGAGGTAAAAGAGTGCGTGTGCGACGTCGCAGAACTGATTTACAAGGCAGAACAGTACGGCGGATCGGACGCACCGGGGCCACTTGCGTCCTATGGAAACGACGGAGAGACAGGTACATATGACCTGTCTCGTTCTGTCTATACGGAAGAAGGAAAACGTAAGAAGATCAGGGAGATTATAGAGAAACACTTAGGAAACACAGGCTTGATGTATCTGGGGGTGGATTAATGAATCCGAACTATAACCAGACAATCACGGTATACAACCGGATCAAAGGAGCGGATGCGGAAGACGGAAAGGATATCTGGAAGCGGACGGTCCTTGAAAACTGCTTCTACAAGCTGTCCCAGACAAAGATCGATGATGGAAAGACGGCAAAAATGACAGGAACATACGTCGCCAGGATACCAGAATCATCGAACTATCTTCCCTACCGAGAATTTGCTAAAATCAAAGGTGCTGGTAACAGCTTCACCCTGAATCCGGGAGATATAGTGGTAAAAGATGTATGCATGGAAGAAATAACCGGGAAAATGCCAAATACAGCCTCAGAGCTACTGGCAAGACAGAAACCGGAGGCATTTCAGATTACCGCTTTCTCAGATAATACATCGCACCTGAGAGGAAAACATTACAGAGTAGGTGGTTAAATGCCGAACGTAGAATTCCACTGGAATAAACCAATCCCGAGCATTGTACAAGAAGCAACTGGAGGAAAGAAGACGCTCCTCTTCATGGCGACCGAAGCCAAGCGCCTGATGGAACCGTTTGTGCCGGCAAAGAATCTGGTACTGGCGGCCAATGCCAGGACTTACGTAGAAGGGAATGTCGGGATTGTGCATTATGCAAGCCCGTACGCAAACTTCCAACACGAAGGACTGGTGATGGTATCTAGAATAACCGGAAGTCCGTATGCCAGACATGGTGAAAGCAAGGTAGTAACCGGCAGACATTTAAAATACAGCACCGCCAGACACCCCCTTGCCACTGCTGAATGGGAAAAGAAAATGAAAGCTACGAGAATAGATGACTATACTAGAGCAATACAGGCATATGTGAAAGGACATAAGTTATGACAAAACATGAAGTTATGGTTTCGTATGTACAGGACAAAATAAAAGAACTGTGTGATTCCATACTGACATTTAATTTTGCTGATGGAAAAGCTACATCGGTATCCTTCCTGACAAATTATGCCGGAAAGATTGTAAAAAAGTATGTCCGTGCTGCAGATAAAGAATATGGCTTTACCATACTTCTGACATGGTATTACTCGGAAGAAACGGATGATATCAACATGCAGGCCATGAACCTCGGCCAGAAGTTCATGGAATGGATTGAGGAGCAGAACGTCATAAAAAACTATCCGGATTTCGAAGGATGTCAGGTAAAGAAAATTGAAAACTTACAGAACATGCCAAACCTTGCAACGGTAGACTGGGAGAACAAAGTAGCTCAATACCAGATACCATGCAGGGTTTTATATTTTGAGAAGGAGAGACGAAGATGAAATTAAGTGAATTGATGAAAGAATACACACCAAGTGAAAGCTATGAAGGCTGGGTAACCAATGATGATTACGTATTTGCAATCGACACTGCGCCGAATGGTTCGACTGCAACAAAAGAAGGCGATTACGTAGTAGTAGAAATGGGAATTGCTGGTCTGGACGCGCAGTTAAATCCAATCACGCAGGACAAGACCTATATCCGCGCCGGTCAGAACACCATGAAGACAGGTACGCAGAGAGCTTTCTCTGTAACAGGTGACAGATACGTCGGCGATGAAGCGCAGGATTATTGCTTATCCCACAAAACAAAATATGGAACAGGAAACAGTGTAGTAACAAACTATCTGTATTTTAATGTCCTGACAGGAAAAGGAGAAAAAGGACAGTGTTCCATTATTGTCAACAGCGACGGATCAGGAAACGCAGGAGAATCTTCTTCTATCGACGTCGAATTTAAGAAAATGGGAGCAACACCTGCAGAATATACATATGTGGCTGCTTGAACGCAAGCTGAGGAAAACGGCGAACCGATAGAGGAGGAACAGGACGTTGAAGAAAATAGCAGTAACAATACTGAACCAGAAATTGAGTGCGGATCTCCTGAATCCGAAAGTAGTGAAGAAGTATCAGACGGAAATCGATAAGGTTACAGAGAAAGCGAATGATACAGAAGGAAAAACAGACGAAGAGGTAATTGTTAATCAGTGCGAAGCAGTAATTGAGATGATTGACAATATCTTCGGAAAGGGCAGTGCCAAGAAGGTATTAGGCGAGGAGACGGATCTCCTTACCTGCCTTCAGGCATACTTTGAATTAACCACAATGTACAAGAACCAGGTTGTTCCATACATGAACAAAGAAATCGCAAAAATGAAAGCGGGAGAAAAGTGAAACCAAACATCATCACAGACGGACTTCCAAAAGAGGTTGTAATCGATGACGGAAAGTACCAGATTAACTGGGATTTCAGGATAGGAATGAAGTTTGACGAGATCATGGAAAGCGAAGCACCGGATATTGTGAAACTTGAAAAGTTATTAACCCTATATTACCCGAAACACCCAAACAATCTGGAAGAAGCAGTAGAAAAGATGCTGTGGTTCTACCGTGGAGGAAAAGCAGAAAAGAAAGAAGAGAAGAAAGAACGATACAAACGTCGGTCCAACAGAGGACCGGCGTTTTCTTTTGCACAGGACGCACCTTATATATATGCGGCCTTTAAAGAGCAATACGGGATAGATCTATTATCCCAGGAGAAATTGCACTGGTGGAAGTTTTTGGCGCTGTTCGAGTCTCTTGGAGAAGAGACGAAGATGGCGAAGATCATGTATTACCGCACAGTGAGCACATCCGGAATGTCGAAAGACAGAAGAGCTTTTATAAACGAAATGAAGAAAGCGTACAAGCTGGACGGTGGAAAGAAACTCACACTGGAAGAACGCAACCAACAATGGAAGGAGTATGTAAAAAAGAGAAATCAAGAAAGGACGGTGAAATGACATGGCAGCGGACGGATCGATTAAGATCAGCACGGAGCTGGACTCCCAAAAGACAGAGAAAGCCATGTCAAGATTTTCATCCTATGCCAAAACTGCAATGGCTGGAGTTAAGACGGCAATTGTAACCGGATCCACTGCAATGACTGCTATGGCAGGGTATTCCATCAAGGTCGGAACGGACTTTGAAGCTGCCATGAGTAAGGTTTCTGCAATATCCGGAGCAACAGGAGACGACCTTCAGAAATTGACAGACAAGGCGAAAGAAATGGGCGCCAAAACCAAATTTAGCGCCGCACAATCGGCTGAAGCATTTAGTTAGAGAAGCGGCTGTAACGCGATAAATACATAGTTACAGCTGATGACGTCCGTAATGAACCTATCAAGTAGTTGCGGAATATAAGTGAGGAATGAAGCTGGGAGGCGGTTTGTAACCGTAACCAGACAGTTAAGGTTACAAGTAACGTTGTAGTCAACGGCAACGCGTAGGTGGTGAACCTGTATCTGCGATGATACAGAATATAATCTGCCCAAGAGGCCTCGCTATCGGGTAGGGCGTCCTGCAGAAGGAGGCGGTAAAAAGGTACGCTGGGCTTGCACTGTAATGGTGTAGAAGTAAGGATAAAAAGCCTTACGATAACATGCCGATATGGCAATGGCCGGTTGGAAGACCGAAGATATGCTGAACGGCATCGAAGGCATCATGAACCTTGCAGCGGCATCAGGAGAAGATCTTGCTACAACCTCAGATATCGTAACAGACGCCCTTACGGCGATGGGATTACAGGCATCTGATTCCGGACACTTTGCGGATGTTCTGGCAGCGGCATCATCTAATTCCAACACAAATGTTGGGATGATGGGTGAGACATTTAAGTATGTAGCACCAGTAGCGGGAGCACTGGGCTATAACATCGAAGATTTGTCTCAGGCAATCGGACTAATGGCCAACTCCGGTATCAAGAGCACACAGGCTGGTACAGCCCTTAGAAGTATCTTGACAAGACTGGCCAAGCCGCCAAAAGAAGCAGCTGCGGCAATGGAAAAGTATGATATTTCCATGAAAAACTCGGATGGATCCATGAAGTCACTGATGGAAGTAATGGAAAATATGAGAGATTCCCTTCGAGGACTTCCAAAAGATGAAAAAGCTGCAGCTGCAGCCGCACTTGGCGGACAAGAGGCAATGTCTGGACTGTTGTCGATCGTGAATGCTTCGGATACAGATTTCAAAAAGCTGGCATCTTCAATCAAAAACGCAGATGGTGCATCTGAAAAGATGGCCAACACCATGAATGACAACCTGAAAGGAAGTATCACAATCGCAGGATCTGCGTTAGAAGGCTTTGGCATCAACGTATACGAAAAGATGGAAAAGCCACTTAAGAGTGCAGTAGACGCTGGTACGGAAGATATAAACCGGTTATCAGAGGCATTTACGACTGGTGGACTGAATGGAGTAGTTGAAGAAGCAGGAAAAATATTCAATGACACCTGTGACGAGGTGGATAAGTTCGGACCGGCAGCAGAAGGCATTGTTGAGCCGATTCGAGATATCGTCAATACCGGAGGGGAACTTGCAAAGAATGTACTTCCGGAAGTAGCGGAAGGAATGAAATTCCTTGCGAAAAATACAAAAACTGCAATACCGATTGTCACAGGATTGGTGGCTGCGTACAAAGAATTAAAAATCACCAAACAGTTAGGGGATTCCACTACAACACTGGGGAAAGCTGTGAAAAATAGCTCCTCATGGTGGAAAACTGCACAGACTGCTATCGGTCGTTATGCAGAACAGATGGAAGCGGCAAAATATACCGGAAGGCAATATAATGTTACGCTGACAGCAGGACAGTCGGTACTTGGATTATTCCAGAGAAAAGTAAGTTTAGCGGCAGCTTCTACAAATATTTTGAAAGCAGCACAAGAAGGATTGACAAAAGCAATAGAGGCGAATCCGATTGGTTTAGCTGTTGTGGCAACAACTGCAATGATTGCAGTGAGCACTGCAATGAGAAATAAATTGTCTGAGCAGACGGAAGCAGAAAAAGCACATTCCAGAGCATTAAAAGATTCTGCAAAAGAGGCAGAGACGAATCTGAAAGTTGCCCAGGACAGAAAACAGTCTTACGAAGATCTGGTGGCCACCCAGGACAAACAAGCGGCAGCAGATTTGATCGAGTTAAATAGTCTACAGTCACTGAGCAATGAATTGAGTACGATAGTTGATTCCAATGGAAAAGTTAAAGATGGAGAAGCAGACAGAGCGGCATTCATCACGTCTCAGTTATCGTCGGCGCTTGGAATAGAGATCAATCTTACTAATGGACAGATTCAAAACTATCAAAAACTGCAGGAAGAGATCCAGAAGACGATTCAGCAGAAGAAGATAGAGGCTGTTCTTACTTCTCAGGAAGCGAAATATAAAGAAGCTGTAAACAACCAGATGCAGGCGGCTCAAGAGGCTAGTGAAGCATATACAGCTAAGAAAAAGGCAGAGAATACTGTAAAAAAAGAAAGCGCCAAACTGGAAGAACTGCAGAAAGAAAAAAGCGATGCCGTTGTGCAAGGAAATAAGGCTCTTGTAGCAACGTTGGGTGCAAAGATACAGAAACAAAAAGAAGATGTAGATAATGCCAATAAGGCACTGAAAGCTAATAAAGACGCATATAAGGAGAGCTCTGATACACTGGCGCAATATGCGAGTGACATTGAGCAGTATACTCAGCTGGCGGAAGCGGCAGCGAGTGGAAATGCAGATGCAATCGAAGCGGCAGTTAATAAAATTACTGCAGGAGTAAAAACTGCAAATAATGCTACAAGCGAGGAGCTCCAGAAGCAGGTAGTTGAAGTATCTAAGACGGAAGATCTGATCCGGCAGGAAGTGAAGAATAAAACACCGGGATTCACAGAAGAGATGCAGAAACAGGCATCTGAAGCCACAAAAGCAGCTCTGGAAGAATTTGCCAAGGCTGCACCAAAATCTGCAGATGAACTGAAAAAAGTTCCACCGGCCGCAATAGCTGCATTGATAGCCGGAGACATGAAAGGTCAGCTGTCATCAGAAGCGAAAGGTGCCGTAGATGGCATATTAGATCAATTCGATGGCTTAGATAAGAAGACAAAGAAGAAATTCGCTAATGCGGTATACGGCGCATTGGAGGGGCTGGAAGGCTTTGATGAGCTGAAAGATCCGGCAAAAGAAGGTGTAGATGAGTTTCTGGAATCTCTTAGATCAGCCCTAGATGAACATTCTCCATCTAAGAAGACAGAAGAAATCTTCAAGCTTGCGATGGATGGTGCGGCAAACGGTGTTGAAGCCGGAAAAGAGAACGTATTAACCAAAGCAGGAGAATTTGTATCAGCATTCCTGAATGTGTTTACATCAGGTGATGTTGGGAAACAATTGGAAAACCTTGGAAACAAAGTGATGTCGTATTTTGGAATAGGAGTATCATCCAAAACCAAAGATTCGGCATCTGCAGGAAAAGCTAATGCAGACGCGGCCAACAAAGGAGCCGGAAGTGTAAGCCCGATAACGACAGGACAAGGATTTGGTACCAAGTTCGCATCTGGAATCGGCGGATTGGTTGGAAAAGCAAGATCCGCGGGAAAAGGCAATGCGGATGCGGCCAACAAAGGAGCAGGAAGTGTAAATCCGAACGGTACAGGAGGAAAATTCGGAACACAGTATAGTTCTGGTGTAAGTAGTAAAACGAGGCAGGCGAATTCGGGAGGAAAATCTCTTGGAAACAATGCGAAATCTGGAGCTGGCAGTGTGAGCGGTCATGATCCTGGATATAATTTCGGCAAAGGTTTTGTAGGAGGAATCGGATCGTGGATCAAGGGTGCAGCATCAAAAGCTGCCGAAATGGCGAAAGCGGCATATAAAGCGGCGAAGCATGCGCTGGATGAACACTCTCCATCAAAATTAACAAGAAAACTGGGACGCTGGTTCAGCGAAGGTTTTGGACTTGGAATTGATGATGAGGCAAAAAGTGCTGTGCAATCTGCAGAAGCAGTAGCTGAGAAAACAGTATCTGCGATAGACACTGAGGCGATAGCAGATAAATTAAAAGGGCTTGACCTGGCAGAAATAATGCCAAAAGTGTATGCGACAGCGATGGATCAGCAGGATTATATAGCAGGAAAACTTACAGCCTCGGCGACTGCAGAAGAATACGCAAGACATAAAAAAGAAGAGACGACAGATCAGCTGTCAGAAAATGATCTCAAGAGGTTGGCAAAAATAATTCAGTCAAGACCAATAATTGCTGAAATAAAGCTGAACGAGAAGACGATTGCGAAAGAAATCATTGATCCGATCCAAGAAGGACTGGACAAACAGAAGAAACTAAGGAATATGATCGGAGGCGTAAAGGAATGAATTTATCAGTGAAATTTGACGGGAAAGAGCTTGGAGAATACATAGATATTCTCCAGGGCTTTACGCCTTTTGTAGGCCCGAGTTGGGAACCCAATGTGATAAGCAGGGGAGATGTGACAAAAGGTGACGATTTTTCCTACACAACATATAAGGCGAAGACAATACCGATGCCATTTACCATACTTGACAATATAAAAGAAAAATATGATGCTTTGCAGAAAATATTGAATGTGGATGAACCGAAAAAACTGGTATTTGGCAATACGCCGGATAGATATTGCTGGGCAATCCCAACAGGAGATTTGGAATTTGAGGAAACAGGGTGCCTGGGAGAAGGAACCATAAACTGGTTGATACCGGAAGGAATAGCATGGTCAACGACACAAAAAGAATTTACTGCAGCAAAAAACGAAGATGGTATCCTGGAAATGACCATTATAAATGAGGGATCGGAAGCAGTGCCGATCGACTATGAAATCACACACAACCATGAGAATGGATACATCGGAATTGTATCACAATATGGCGCCATCGAACTTGGACGTATCGATGAGGAAGATGACGGAGAAGCGAACAAGTCTGTACAACTAATCAACCTAACAAAGTACGCAGACTTCGATCAGATGACAACAGGTGAAGGAGTGACCTCAGAAAAGACATTCGGTAAAACCGGAACATTTAAGAGTCTGAATTACAACGGAAGATCCTGGATAACGTTGTCATCGCTCGGAAGTGGAAATTACTACAGAGGGGCGTGCAAAACAATCACACTTCCTGCAGATGAAAATGGAGAAGTTGGTGCGGCAAACTTCAAAGCGCAGTGTAGAGTAGACTATGAAACAGTCAAAAGAGTAAGACAGACCGGAATCCTACAGTTTGTAATCGGTGATGAGCAGGGAGAAGTCCTGGCGCTGATCTATTTTAACAAAACATCCAAGACTTCCAATACAGCACACTATAAGTGCCGTGTAGGCGGACAGGACAAAAATAAAATTGAATTCACACCCAACTATGCCAACCTGACAACAAAGTCCGGCAACTTGATTTCTATTACTAAAAACGCAGGATTATTCGAGTTCAACATATGTGGAAAAAAATATCAATTCCGGAATGATACGCTTGCTGCAAAAAAAGCGAAAACAGTTACGATATTCATGGGAAACATGAAAGGAGCAACAGAGAGCTTTTTTTCCACGGAGGCAAACAAGGGAAGAATGCTATTGACAGAGTTATCTTTCCGGAAGGACAAAGTTCCTTACAGATACGACATCCCGAATAGATACCAACCCGGATGCACAATAAGGGTAGATGGAGAATCATCCAAGGTGTATGTGGATAATGTGATCAGCATGGACGACGAGGTATTGGGAAGTACATATTTTCTGGCTCCACCGGGAGAGACAACAGTGCAGATACATTGTTCGGAATTTAGCACGCCGGAACCAACGGTGAAGGCATATATAAGGGAGGCGTTTATATAGATGGAAAATGTAAGGATTGCAGTACTTGATATAGGGAATCATGCAGTAGCGTTCATGGATAACAGGGTGCCTAAAGCACTGCATTTTTATAATGATGAACTGCATACATATCTTAAAGGCGCTGCATGCACCTTTGAATTCAGCGTGGCGGCAAAGCATGAAGATGCACAATATCTGACGGTCGGGAATCACCTGGCATTCAAATATAAAGATAGAGATTATTATTTCAACATCATGAGTGCGGACGAAGATGAAAATACCGTGGCAGTAGAATCTTACGCATTACTGTTTGAACTGCTTGAAGAAGAAAAAGATGCATACACAGCATCGAAAGCTATGACTTTCGTAGAATATATGAAAGTGTTTGATGGGCCTGGAGCGGTGAAGATAGGTATCAACGAAATATCAACATATTCTAGAAGGCTCACGTGGGAGTCAAGTGATAACATGCTGAGCCGATTATATTCTTTAGCAACAAATTTCGATGCTGAAGTAGAATTTGTTCCGAAACTGAATAATGACTATTCGTTGAAACAGATCACAATGAATGTGTACAAGGAACATTCGGACACAACACAGGGAATCGGTCAGGACCGGTCAGGAGAGATAATCCGTTATGGAAAAGGACTTAACGGCGTCGAAAGAAAGATGGATATCACAGAACTATGCACGGCGATTCGTCCATATGGAACAGACAACATAACCATCAGTGGATTGAGTAAAAAAGAGTATGACAAGGATGGAAATCTTGAATACCAGACAAGTGGCACGAATATTCTGGCGGTGCAGGCAAAGGATAGATTTCCTTCGATGCTAACAGATTACACGACAGATCGGTATGCTGTTAAGATATGGAGCTATGATACGAAAGACAAAAAATCTCTGTACTCAAAGGCTCTGGCAAAACTAAAAACTTTGTGTGTACCGAAGGCAGAATATACGGTAGAAGGCTATGTAGACACACAAATCGGAGATACAGTAACAATAGAAGATACTGCATTCCACCCGACACTATATTTGAAAGCACGAGTTACAGAACAGGTTATAAGTCTCACGAATAAGAAAAATAATAAAACGACATTTGACAATTTTTCTGAATTAAAGAGCGAAGTAAGTGAAACAACGACCAAACAGATTGAAAAATTAATGGATGCATCAAAGCCATATCAGTGTTCAGTTGTTTCGAGCGACGGAACCATGTTCAAAAATGGAGAAGGAACAACAGCACTGACGGCAAAGGTTATAGACGGGGGCAAAGACATCACAGACAATCTGAAAATAACCTGGTTAAAAGAAGGAACAAAGATTTCGGAAGAAAAATCGGTTACTGTAAAAGCATCGGATGTATCTGGCACAGCAACGTACGTACTGGAGGTAAGAGATCAGGGAGATACGTTGCGGGGAACCTGCGAAGTTACGATCAGTAATGTCAACGATGGATCTGATGGAGAAGCGGGAGCGCAGGGCCCTCAGGGAGAAAAAGGAGAGACAGGAGCACAAGGCCCACAGGGGGAGAAAGGGGATACTGGCGAACAGGGCCCTCAGGGCGAACAAGGTCTTCAGGGCGAGAGAGGTCCTCAGGGACCACAAGGCGAACAAGGCCCCCAAGGCTTACAGGGATTGCAAGGTCTCCAGGGTGAACAGGGTATCCCCGGTCCAACAGGAGAGACAGGTGCCACCGGAGCAACAGGTCCCCAAGGACCGGCAGGCAAAGATGGAACGAACGGAAAGACCAGTTACTTCCATATAAAATATTCCCCTGTAGAGAATCCAACCTCATCTCAGATGTCAGAAATACCGAATACCTATATCGGAACCTATGTGGACTATACAGAGCAGGATTCAACAGATCCAAGCAAATATACCTGGTACAGATTCCAAGGCTTACAGGGCGCACAGGGAACACAGGGAATACCAGGAACCAATGGTGCAGATGGGAAAACATCATACTTGCACATCAAATACTCTAATGATGGGGGTAAAACCTTTACATCAAATTCTGGAGAAACAGTCGGGGATTACATCGGTCAGTGTACGGACTTTAATAAAGATGATCCTACGACGGTGGGAGCTTATATGTGGAGCAAGATTAAGGGGGAGACAGGAGCAATAGGTCCGAAGGGAGATAAAGGTGATACTGGTGCGACAGGACCGCAAGGTCCTCAAGGTGTAAAAGGTAATACCGGAGCTACAGGCCCACAGGGACCAACAGGACCTCGAGGACCACAAGGGCAGACAGGGGCAGCTGGTAAAGATGGACAAATGCTCTATGCAACATGTGACACCGCAGCCGGAACCGTAGCGAAAGTTGCAACTCTTGCATCTGGAACATTATCTCTCAAAGCCGGAGCAACAGTAGCTGTTAAATTTACTTATGCAAACACCGCATCAAGTCCAACACTTAATATTGCCGGTACAGGTGCAAAAGCAATGTATATCCAAGGTGTCCGGGATGTATACTGGACTGATGGAGCAACAGTAACCTTCACGTATGACGGCACAAACTGGAGAGTAGCATCAGAGCCTGTATATGCACCAACTGCTACGATCGGTAATGCTGCTGGGTTCAATGTTTACGTTGATGGAACTAGCGTACAGGTGCGTAGAGGTTCGGAAGAACTTGCGATTTTTAAAGGTGATGAAATTCGATTGGGAGAGGGTGTCGATTGTGCAAAAGTATTTATAGGTAATCTGGAAATAGGTGTATATGGAGCAGAGACATATCTTAGAAATTTATCTACTAGAATTTCAACGAAGCCATCTCATGAGGTTGGATCGGCATCAGTACCATCGGTAGTAGTTGACGATAAAGATACGTGGGTAAATGGCCGAGGTATGAGCAGTTTAGTTAACTTTTTCCCAGGAAATGTACACAGGATGACTGCAGGAACCAAAGTGTTAACTGCTGGCAAGACTGGAACATCAAGACAATTATTTAGCAACTCAGAAATTAATAGTTTGTTGGGTGTTAGCAATAGCTCAAATGGAAATACGGCAGTGATGGTATCGAATGGTGATGGGGCTGCTACTGGCGTGCATGTAGAAGGATGCACTTATCAGAATGGAGCTTGGCATGCAGTATTTAATACCAATATTGGTTCAGTGCCGATTAGAATAAATTTTATTATTACTTACTGGGGATAAAATCTGTACCAAGGAAGTATTATGAGATTATATGCGAGGCAGTTAACAAGAAATGAATATTTCTTGGAAATCCGTTTCTTCTGCTGTATAATGGCAGTGGAAGGAGATGATTATTATGGCCATATGTGTTAATGATTTTTTTCGAAAAAAGCTAAAAAGAAGATACGGGGATAAATTGCAAAAATATATTGATTTTGCAATGAATAAGGTATTTAAAAATAAAGAAAAAATTTCTTATGATTTTTTTAGTGAATCTTTAGGCATTTTGACAGATATAGATAAGAATAATGAAATAGCAGATGATAAAAAAGCATATGTAATAAACAGAAAAATGTATATATCAGATTGGGCTATGAAACAAAACAAGGATGTGCTGATGCATATTGTTATTCATGAAATCATACATATACTTAATCCAGAATACACAGAGGAAAAAGTTATAGAAGAAACAGATAAAAAATTTAGCAAGCTTCGTAATTTATCTGAATGGAAAGTTTTTTTGTAACAAGGAGATGATTATTTTTCATCTCTTTTTCTATACAGAAAGGAAAATCCATGGAAATCAGA